GAGTGGTACAAGGGCACACTGGCGATGTTACAGCTTAGGAGGGAGCATAAAGAAGATGAACGATCTGGAAGAAGTCGTAGCCGAAGCAAGAAAACACGGAATGTCGTACGGTAAGTACGTTATGCTAAAGCAGGAGGGACAAATGACACAGGAATTGAAAGAATCAATCATAACAGACTACGAAAGCGGTCTGAGTGCTAATGAGATAGCGAAGAAGTACAAGATCAATCCGACAACAACCCAAAACAACATATCGAACTGGAGGGAAAAAGGCTTGATCAAGTCTGTTCCGGTAGCAGAACCGAAGAAGCCGGTAGAAAACAACGAGCCTATCCCTGCACCTGTTGACAACATTGATATGTCGGCAATAGCAAAGCTTGAAAAATTGCAGCGTCTTGTCAGAGTATTTGGCGATGCAAAGATTGACGGTGTTTTTGCAGACAATGTCGAGAACACATGTGATGTAAGGCTTACGTTAAGCGGCAAGCGATACATAGTGCAGATGAAAGAGGTGCGATATGAAGTATAAGGTAACAGCTACGTTTGATGCAATAAACGAGGCAATGGCGCTTGTCAATGCTCTTGTCGGTGTTGTCGATGAGGTCGAGATGATTGACGAGGAGGACGAATACAACAATGGCGATAATAATTAGATACAACAAGCCAATTATCAAAACTGCCGCCGAAATTAAGCCTGGCGACATCTTCCGTACTGAGTACGGAGATTATGGCGACTGGTGTGAGTTTGTCTTTGAAAGCTGTAATGCATACCTTTTCGATATGACAGAAATACACTTCCATAGAAAAGGACATACGCAAAGCGAAACGTGCTACAGTATGACAAACATACACAAAGTGGTCTATGAGGTTGTCGGTAGAGAATCAGTTTAAAAGAAAAGGCTGTCACAAGGACAGCCATAAAACAAACAAAAACGTTATTACAGTGATTATATCACAACATGGAAGGAAAGTCAATTGATAAAAGACAATTACACCTTTAAAGAAATAATCGAGGCGCAGAAAAAGCCTCTTGAAGAGAAAATACATCTAACTGTGGATGTTCTCAGAAAAGCGTATGCTCTGAGCCGTCACAATGTGGCGATTGCCTTTTCGGGCGGAAAAGACAGCACGGTGGTTGCTGATCTTATAGAACGCTTTTTGCCAACAGAGTTTTCAAAAACATTCTGCATATTCGGTAACACAGGCGTTGAATTTCCTGAGAGCTTGAAATTTGCACGGAGCTATGGCAAGGAACACTTCGGAGAACGCTTCAAAGAAACTAAGTTTCTTGAGTTAAAAGAGCCTGAACTTAGATACGATTTCGCAAAAAAGATAGTACAGCAACTTGAAGAAGAAAACGCACTTGATGAAATCTTAAAGCCGGACGGAAAGTTGAAAGGTCAAAAAGCATTGATTAAAGCGGCAGAAAAGAGAGGATATATCTTTGACCGTTCTAATTGCTTCCCAATCGGTACAAAGATGACATTTGCATACTGCTTGGAGCAATATGGCGCTCCGCTTCTCGGTAAATCTGCGTCAAAACTTGATGCGCATCGTATAAACATCGAATGCTTTTTGAAATACTCAGACACTGCTTCGGAAAAAGATGAACTGAAAGAGTATTACGACACATTGAGAGAATGTAAATACTCTCAGCATTGTTGCACGTTACTCAAAAAGAAACCGAGTGAAAAGATACAGGCAGAGCTTGATTGCGATGTTATTATAAAGGGACTTATGGCGGCAGAGAGTCATACAAGAATGGTAAATGTAGCAACAAGAGGTCATATTTTTGCAAGCCATAGACCTCATGTTAAAGATGGCTCATTCTATCATGTATCGCCGATTGCGATGTGGACCGATGATGACATTTGGGAGTATATCCATAAATATGATGTAGAGTATTCGAACCTTTATGACATTACATACACCGATAAGGATGGCAAAGAAAAGTATATCAAGCGCAACGGATGTATGTTTTGCGGTACGGATATTCAGTTCAAAGATAACCATCTTTCTGTTCTTCGACAAACACATCCTAAAGCATATCGTGTTTGTATGGATCAGTATGGATATAAGCATGAGTTAAACAAGCTCTTTGAAATGAAGAAAAATCAAAATATCTTAGCGGCAACAACCGATTTAGGCAGAACAGCAAGAATGATAGATGCAGCAGGAGAACAGCTTACGCTTCTTGACGTGCGACCTTGCGCTTATGATGATTTTGCCGAGATGGTTGATCTGAAAGGAACGGGACTTGATAATGAATACGATCCTGATGCATAATAACTGGCTGGCAATGAAGGTAATGCTTCTCATCGGACCTATAACACAGGACGAGTTCTGGACGGCAGTACCTAAGGCACACGCAAAGCTGTGGCGGATAGTCAAACGTGAGGGCAATCCGGACGGCAAGAGACTGACGGTTGATTATGCGGTACAGCTGATAGCAGAACAGATAGAAGCGGGCAGAATGATAAAGAGGACAGCGTATGGATTTTGGAAGAGCACAATTGAACTTGTGTGATGAAATTATTGTAGATAATTTTGCAGGTGGGGGCGGAGCAAGTACAGGCATTGAGTTGGCTACAGGAAGACCTGTAGATATAGCGATAAATCATGATCCCGATGCCATATCAATGCATACGATAAATCATCCGTATACAACGCATTATTGCGAGAGCGTTTGGGATGTTAAGCCATCTGAGGTATGCGCAGGACGCCCAGTAGGTCTTATGTGGCTATCTCCCGACTGCAAACATTTTTCTCGTGCAAAAGGCGGAAAGCCTGTCAGCAAGAATATCAGAGGACTTGCTTGGATAGCATTGCGATGGGCGGCGACTGTCAAGCCAAGAGTGATTATCCTTGAAAATGTTCCAGAGTTTGTGACATGGGGACCTTTGACAAAGGATAATTACCCTGATGTAACGCAGAGTGGTAGAACATTCAACAGCTTTGTTAATGCGCTTAAGCGTTACGGTTACAATGTCAAGTGGCGTGAGCTTAGAGCCTGCGACTACGGCGCACCTACTATCCGAAAGCGTTTTTTTATGGTAGCACGGTGTGACGGCAAGTCAATAGTTTTCCCAGAGCCTACTAATGGGGTAGGACTTAAACCATATAGGACGGCGGCTGAGTGTATTGACTGGAGCATACCGTGCAAGTCGATTTTCGGGCGAAAAAAGCCGCTTGTAGAAAACACTCTGCGTAGAATAACAAAAGGTATGGATAAATTTGTTATTAAAAATCCAAATCCATTTATAGTAACTGTAAATCACGGAGGCAATGGATTCAGAGGACAAAGCATAAGCGATCCGCTTAAAACGGTGACATCAAAACATGGATATGGCGTTGTCGTTCCCTCTCTGATACAGTATCATTCCGAGACAGCAAAGAGTGAGGTCAGAGGACAGTCGGTCTGCCAGCATTTGATGACTGTTGATGCGAGTCCAAGATACGCTGTAACATCGGCGAACATTATAAAATATTATGGCGGAGATAGTTGCTCAGCTGCAGATGAACCTTTGCATACGATAACAACAAAGGAGCGTCATGCGCTTATCAAACACTATCTGTGTGTATTTCGTAATAATCAGGACTGCAAATCACTAACAGAGCCGTTACCGACTGAATGCACGAGTGCGGGACATTTTGCGTTGATAAATACAGAAATAGTCAAATACGGTGAAGGCACACAGCTCGGGCACTGGCAAGATGTCAGAGCAATGCTGAACAACTATTGCGGATATGAACTCGCAGACAATGAAGTGTTACTGTTGCTTATAGACTGTGAACGCTATTTTATCGCTGACATCGGTATGCGTATGCTTGAGCCTCGTGAGCTGTACAGAGCGCAGGGTTTTCCTGATGACTATATAATCGACTTTGATGTAAACGGTAAAAAATATAGCCGCTCGGCGCAAATTGCGAGATGTGGTAACGCAGTGCCTCCGCCGTTTGCAGAAGCATTAGTGCGTGCCAATCTTCCCGAGATGTGTAATAAAAAATACAGCAGCATGGAAGAAATAAAACAAGAGGCTGCCGTATGACCTGCTCTCACTGCGGCAAGACCGCAGAGCAAAATAACAACTGGGTATTATGCCCGTATTACAAATATGCACCGGTGTGTATGACGCACTGCTACAGCGACTGTAAAAGGTTTGATATGGCGGTCGGAAAGTGCGTATACACGCTTAGAAAAGCAGAAAGGAACGGTAAAAAGTAATGCCGGAAATAAAAACGCATTGGAAATTGCTTACGAATCCGAATTACCTCGGAGCGTACTCGCTTCCGAACGGCCAGGACATAGTAGTCGTAATTGATTATGTCCGCCGTGAAGAAATAGTAGGCGTAAACGGTAAAAAAGAATACGAGGTAGTGGCACACCTCAAGAACGGTCAGAAGCCGTTTATACTGAATAAGACAAATATGAAGCAGATACAGAAGCTGTACAACGCTCCATATATAGAAGACTGGGCAGGCCGTGCCATACAGGTATATTTTGATCCGACGGTTGTGTTTGCAGGAAAAAAGGTCGGAGGACTGAGAATACGTCCGACAGTACCGCAGATAGCTCAGACCGAAAGGACTTGTGCCGACTGCGAAAAAGAAATAGCAGGAAACGGCAAATTCTCTGCCGAGCAGATAGCTCAGATGTCATACGATAAGTACGGCAAAAGTCTTTGCTGGGACTGTTCACTGGCAGAAAAACAGAAGATTGAAAGCAGAAAAGCACCCGACGCATTAGGAGGTAACGCATGAAAACAACAAAAATCAAGATCAAAAACTTATTTGGTATATCGGAAACCGAGCTTGACGGACAGTCGGTTGAGATAACCGGTACGAACGGCGCAGGCAAGACATCTGTAATTGACGCTATACGCTATGCGCTGACAAACCGCTCCGACCGCTCTTTTGTACTCAAAAAAGGCGAGAATGAGGGCGAAATCATCATAGAAACCGACAGCGGATTGTACATAGACCGCAAGAAGAGAAGCGGACAGGCAGATTACAAGTCTATCAAGGAAGGCGGACGAGATGTTCCTGCTCCCGAAAGCTTCTTGCAGTCGATATTCACGCCACTGCAGATAGATCCGGTCAGGTTTATCGCTCTCCCCGAAAAAGAGCAGAACAGAATAATCCTTGATATGATAGATTTTGACTGGGATCTGAACTGGATAAAGGAACAGTTCGGTGAGATACCGAGCGGCGTTGATTATCAGCAGAACATTTTACAGGTGCTATCAGATATTCAGAGCGATCACGGCGATTATTTCATTGAAAGACAGGATATTCAGCGTGAAATGCGCCATAAGCGGGCGTTCATCGAGGACATAGCAAAAGATATACCCGAACATTTTGACGCTGAAAAATGGGACAAATATGATGTTGGCGGCGTTTATTCCAAGATAACGGAAGCACAGCGCAACAACAATCTTATCGACCGTGCAAGAGCTTTTATGGACAGCTATAACAACAAGGTAAGGGGCTATGAAGCCGAAAAGGAAATAGAGCTTACAAACGAAAAGAACCGTATTTCCGCCGAAAAGGAAAGCCTTATCGCTGAGATCGAGCGCAAAAAGGCGGAGATAAAGGCGGCTGAGGAAAAGCTCGGTACATTCGATACGATCTATGCGGATAAGCTGGCGGTCGCTGAAGCTACCTACCGTGAAAAGATAGCAAAGCTTGACGGCGATATGAAAACAGCGCAGGACTGCCTTTCAAAAGATCGGATAGACACATCAGCACTTGAAGCTGAGGTAAAGACGGCGGAAGCAATGAAAAAGCATCTGAACGAATATAACCGTATGGTTAATATGGAATCTGAGGTCAAGGCGCTAAAAAACAAGGCGGACAAGCTGACAGAGAAGATAGAGCTTGCACGCAGTCTGCCGGGTATGATACTTGAAAATGCAACGATACCGATTGAGGGCTTTACAGTTGAAAACGGCATACCTCTTATTCACGGCTTGCCTGTCAGCAATCTTTCCGAGGGAGAAAAGCTGAATCTTTGCATTGATGTTACCGTTTCAAAGCCTAATGCTTTACAGCTGATACTTATTGACGGCACAGAAAAGCTCAGTACCGAGAACAGACAGCATCTGTACGAAAAGTGCAAGGAAAAAGGCTTGCAGTTTATCGCTACGAGAACAACGGACGGAGAGCTGGAGGTAAACTACTTATGATAGAAGTAAACTCGGAAAACTATTTCAGCCCTGAGATGAACAGAAAGTACATGGGTTCATCTCAGTTCAAGGCATTTAAGAAATGTGAAAGCTCGGCACTGGCTGAGCTTAACGGAGAGTACGAGAGGGAGGTTACGACTTCTCTCCTTGTCGGCTCTTACGTTGACGCACACTATGAGGGAACGCTCGACATTTTCAGAGCGCAACACCCTGAGATATTCACACGAAACGGCGATCTGAAAAGCGAATACAAGCACGCAGAAACTATGATACAGCGTGCAGAAAGAGATGAGCTGTTTTCAAGGTATATGGCAGGCGAAAAGCAGGTTATCTTCATCGGTGAGATAGCTGGTGTGCCGTATAAAATCAAGGTTGACAGCTATCATCCGGATAAAGCGATAGTTGATCTGAAGTGTGTTAAGGACTTTGACGAGGTATATAACTCTGAGTTTGGAGCATGGCAGCATTTCATTGATTACTGGGGCTATGACATACAAGGTGCGATCTATCAGGAAATCGTAAGGCAGAATACAGGCAAAAGCTTGCCGTTCTATATAGCGGCGATAACGAAACAGAAGCCTGAGCCCGACTTGCAGTTATACTACATACCGCAGGAAAATCTTGACGAGGCGCTCTTTACAGTAATGACCTTATCGCCACGTTACAAGATGATAAAGGAAGGTAAACTGACACCTCTGAGGTGTGAAAAGTGCAATTACTGCCGTCACACTAAGGTGCTTTCGGAGATCATAAACTACAGGGACGAGATAATCGACAGTAATATTGAGGATATGGAGGACTAAATGTACAACAAGGCAATTCTTATGGGGCGTATCGTAAACGACCTTGAACTTAAATCCACTCCGTCCGGAGTATCTGTGCTGTCGTTCAGAATAGCGGTTGACCGCAGATTTCAGACAAAAGGCGAAGAAAAAAAGACCGATTTTCTTAACATTGTTGCATGGCGTAACGAAGCGGAATTTATATCAAGATATTTTGCTAAGGGACGTATGATACTCATTGAGGGCGAAATTCAGACGAGAAGCTATCAGGACAAGAACGGCAATACAGCATACGTTACCGAAATAGTTGCTGACCGTTCGACATTCACGGGTGAGAAGAAGGATAGCAGTTCTTCCGGTACGACAGGTTATACGTCGGCACCTGCGGTTGCTTCATATAATGCACCAACCACTCCGGCAAGCTCGGCAGTAGTAGCACCAGATGACGATGATGATTACCCGTTCTAAGATACAAGAGAGGTAAAAGCCAATGGCGATAGATGACATTGAAAAGTTAAAGCCGGTCGAGGAATTTACGAAAGAAGATTTTCTTACCGGACTTGAGCCATATCAATACTGCTGTGCTTTTATTGACGATCCATTCGAGTTTGAGCGTGCAAAGGCAAGGGTGACCGAGCGGGCGGCAGAGCTTAAAATAAGGAGCTTTATGACCCTGCTCGGCAACTATTGCCGAAAATACGAGAAAAATCTTTCGGAAACCTTTACAGCTACAAACTTTCCGCTCCAGCCGGTACAGCTTATCTGCGGTAACTATATATGCGATTATACCGGAGTATCACTTGACGGCGAAACTGTCTGCCCACATCCGATTATGCCGATAATGCGTCTTTGCAATATCGACACGGGTGTCGAAAAGATAAAAATAGCTTACTCGAGGGGCGGCAGAGCGTTCCGCTATCTTATCGTTGACCGGAAGACAATATCATCTGCGAACAAGATCGTTGACTTGTCAGACAGCGGTATAGCAGTGACAAGCGAAAGCGCAAAAGCACTTGTAAAATACTTTGCAAAAATCGAACAGCTTAACCCTGAACTGCTCCCAGAAACCGAATGCGTTACTCGCATGGGGTGGATAACGCAGGCGGACGAACAGCTTGATTTTGCGCCGTATATCGACAGTATAGCGTTTGACGGAGAAGCAGAGTATAAGAAGCACTATGACAGCGTAAAAGCGGTAGGAGATGTTCGCAAGTGGTATGAGGTGATATATCATAATATACGCCTGAAGTCGGTAGCGGCAAGAATGGTCTTTGCTTCATCGCTTGCATCTGTACTTGTAAAGCCTCTCGGCTGTAACTGCTTCTGGGTGCATTTGTGGGGCGAAACGGAAAGTGCAAAGACGGTCCTTGCGATGACAGCGGCAAGTATATGGGGCAACCCCGAAATAGGCGATTACATCATGACTTTTAACGCTACAACCGTCGGAATGGAAAAAACTGCGGCATTTTACAACAACCTGCCTTACATACTGGACGAGCTGCAGATTATCAACGACAAGCGAGATCTGGACAATCTGATATATATGCTGACCGAAGGCTCAGGTAGAAGCAGAGGCAACAAGCTCGGCGGACTTGACGCAGTCCCGAAATGGAAAAACGCAGTAATAACAACGGGCGAGCGCCCGATTACAACAGCACGCTCCGGTGGCGGTTCTGTAAATAGAGTTATCGAGATTGAGTGTAAGGAAAAGTTTTTTGATGATCCGAGACACGTTGCAAACACGGTAAAAGCAAACTACGGAGCGTTTGGCAAAATGTTTGTGCAAAAGCTGATAAAAGACGGCTTTGGACACGCTGAGGAGCTGTTTGACAGTTATCAAAAGAAGCTGATAGCCGATTATGACATAATGCAGAAACAGGCACAGAGCGCAGCTCTGATACTCACAGCGGACACGCTGATGTGCGAAATGCTGAACATACAGGAAACGGCACTGAAAACGGAAGAAGTAGCCGAATTTTTGAAGACTAAGGCTTCCGTAAGCGTCAATCCGAGAGCATATGAGCATATATGCAGTTTTGTCGCTTTAAATTCGACACGCTTTATATACAATCCGGACAAACCCGTTGATCAATGGGGTGTCCTTTCGGGCGATAGGCGAGAGGTATATATTGCCGCATCTGTGTTCCGCAAAGCGTGTGAGGACGAGGGTTACAATTCGCAGGCGCTGTTATCGTATCTGCGTGATAACCGCCTTATCGAGATAGACAAAGCGGGCAAAAACACTGTAAACAGGCGGATTAACGGCCTGTGTACACGATGCGTGCATCTGACGCTTCCGTCGGAAGATGACGAAAAATACGACGATATAGATTTTTAAGCGTTACACCTGATACACCAAAGTTACACATCATGTGTAACAGCTAAACTGGCTTTGCAAGCGGTTTTGAGAGCAATGTTACACATGTTACACCTTTTTCGGGTATAACGTTATATTCTGTATAAACAATTTTAACGTTGTATTTATATAGATTTTCCTATAAGAAAATGCGTTTTTAGGTGTAACGGTGTAACAAGGTGTCTTAATCGCAGTCATAGAGCGGTTTCGCAGTGTTACACCTATGGTGTAACTGTTGTGTAACAGGTGTAACCGAGAAAGGAGGACAACACGCAGATATATGCAACTATATGACTATCAAAGCACTCTGATAGATAATCTGTCACGTTCCTGGCGTGAGGGTTATAAACGGCCGTGTATCGTTCTTCCGTGCGGAGGCGGTAAGTCGGTAATAGCATCAGAGATTGCGAAACGTACAACAGATAATCATAATCGTGTCCTGTTTATGGTACACAGGCAGGAATTGTGCGATCAGATATATAGCACATTTAACGGATACGGTGTTGATATGGATTTATGCTCTGTCAACATGGTGCAGACTATATCACGACACTTACAGGATACTAAGCAACCTACACTGATAATAACAGATGAGAATCATCACTGTGTTGCGAGTACATATCGCAAGGTATACGAAGCGTTTTCGAAAGCGTACTGTGTGGGGCTTACTGCGACACCGGTACGACTTAACGGCGGTGGGTTGGGAGAGATAAACGACAAGCTCATAGAAGGTCCTACAGCAAAGTGGTTGATAGAAAATAACAGGCTTGCACCGTATCGGTATTATGCTCCTGCTCTTGCGGATTACTCACGATTGACATCACGATGCGGTGATTATTCGGCAGAAGATGTTGAACTGCTGATGGATAAACCTAAGATATACGGTGATGTCATAAAGTTTTACAAGCAGTTATCAGACGGCGGTAAGGCGGTATGCTATTGTGCAACGATAAGGCACAGTACAGCAATGGCACAGCAGTTTTGCGACGCTGGTATACCGGCACGGCATATTGACGGTAGTACGCCGAAAGCAGAGCGTGCACAGGTAATATCAGACTTCAGGACAGGCAAGATTAAGATACTCTGTAACGTTGATCTTATATCTGAGGGCTTTGATGTTCCAGACTGCTCGGTGTCTATACTTCTCAGACCTACAAAATCATTAACTCTGTATATACAGCAGTCTATGCGCTGCATGCGGTATCAGCCGGGTAAGACAGCTATCATCATAGATCACGTCGGAAACGTACACAGACACGGACTACCGGACGCAGAACGCAAGTGGACGCTTGAACCGAAAGCGCCGACGAAGAAGCAAGCACAAGCAGAGATCAAGATAAAGCAGTGTCCTGAGTGCCATTTTACTCACGAGCCTGCCGATGTCTGCCCGAACTGTGGGCATGTCTACGAAAAAACACAGCGTGAAATCAAGGAACAGCAGGAAGCAAAGCTGATTATGATTACGAGTGAGTATCAAGACGTTACTCAGTGCAGAAGTATACAGGAACTATACGCATACGCAAAAATCAAAGGTTACAAGCCCGGATATGCGTATGTGAAAGCTAAAGAATGGGGTTGGTTCAGATAAGAGAAATCGACATACAGAACAGCATACGCCTTGCGTTAAGCGGAAAGTGCGTTATCTTCCGTGCAAATGTCGGCGTATTCAGCACAGCGGACGGAAGAACAGTATCAACAGGACTTCCTAAAGGTTTTTCAGACCTGTTCGGGTATCGAAAGTCTGATTGCAAGGCGGTATTCATCGAAGTAAAAACGGCAACAGGCAATGTAAGACCTCAGCAGGAGCAGTTTTTAAATGCTATGAAGAACTACGGAGCTATCGCAGGGGTATGCAGATCAGCGGAGGAGGCGCTTAAACTGATAGATGACGGCTGATGAGATAATCGAGCTTGCAAAACACAATACACCGCTCCCGGATGATGCAACGCTTGCGGAAGGGTTATTGTATAAATCAATGCGCCTGACGTATGCGGCATTCCGTGAGGGCGAGATAACAAAGGAACAGGGCGCACAAGAGCGCAAGCAGGCAGTAAAGCAGTTTGACAAGTACCAGCTGTACGAAAAAGCGTACAGGAACAACGCTAAGCGTGGAAAAGCAATAGGCAAATTGCTTTGTGAGGTAAACAAGCATGGCTGTGAACTGTGCAAGAGAATGGCTAAAATATATGACGGAAGAGAGGCTCTGAAGGATGAACGGAGAGAAGATTAATCATCCCGAACACTACAAAGACAATAAGTATGAAGCAATAGATATCATTGATGACTATCAGCTTGGCTTTAATCTTGGCAATGCCGTCAAGTACATACTCCGAGCAGGCAAGAAAGGCGATGCTGCCGAAGACTTGAAGAAGGCTAAGTGGTACATTGAACACGAGATATGCAAGCTGATGAATGAGCAAGAGGAGAGAAAAGAGAAACGCTCTAAGCGTTGCTCCGAATGCAAATGGTACAAAACAAATGATTGCATGATGGCTTATTGGGTGCATCATGGCACGGACATACGCAATTGTACTTGCTGTATGTGGGAGGCGAAAAAATGAAATCACATATTGCAGGAAGCAGTCTGACAAGCAAGGCAAGTATCGAAGACGCAATCAAACACGGCGAAATGCAGGAGTTATTTGCATTGTATCGTATCTGTATTGCCATTGCCGCTAACGAAGCGTTCGGCTTCGGCAACGACCGTTTGAAGAAGCTGTTTGACGCAACGGATGAGGCTATGCAGGTATTTGATGATTACGCAGGCTGTATAGGCGTGAGTAAGGCAAAAGGGTATCTTGATATGGATACAGGCATTACAAAACTGTTACAGATAGCAAAGAGCAGAAATATAGATCTTGCGTACATCGCAGGTATACGGATTATGGAGGTATAGAAGATGGAAAAGTTTGATAAGTTGAACATCGAAACGTTTGGTAAAATTATTGATCAGATTTTGACCGAAAACGAAGTAAATATGCTGATAACACTTCCGAAAGGATCTTTAGATGCGCAGATACAAGAAAATATAAAACTTGGAAGCGTAGTACGGTTTTATATTTTTCTGAACTGCATAAAGCCGATAGTTGATGAATTTGCAAAAGAAGTAGAAATCGACAAAATGTCTGCGGAATGGGAAAAAGTTGTCGATACATATCTTGCTATGATCAAGAAAGAAATAATTGGTGGTGATACATTATGAGGCAAACAATGGCTAAACGCAAACCCGCAACGGAAACCTGCCTGTTCTGTGGGCGCAAAATTCCCGACAGAAGTAATGCAGAGGCAATCAGAGAGTTTGTTCAGCGTTTTAAAAAGATAGCACGCAAGACAGAGCTAATAGAATTTGGTACGGAACGTATTGTTTCTTATGGCATCTCACCGCAGAAGTTGGATAAACTCGTAAACGAGATGACAAAGGAGGAAACATGAAAAGCCTGGATTGTAAATGAAAAATATGAAACAGCTTCTGCAGTTGTTTTCGCCGAAACACGAGGCAAAGCAAAATCGCTTGCATTATGCACAAGCAGCTGTGAGGACGCAAATTTCTGTGATATTGAAGTCAGCCGAGCACCTGAAATGGACAAGTATTACGCTGAGGGAAAAACAGAAATGGACTGGTCAGATCCGAAAGACAGAATTGCATTGGTGAAAGAATGCGGATTTTACTGTGAAGAGCCGATAGCAGAAGATTGCAAAGACTGTCCTGCAAAAGATTTTTGCGATGAGGCTATCATGACAAAGGAGGCACAATGAAAACGGTAACACTAATACTACCTGATTATTACGATGAAGCGATAACGGTTACCGCTGTCGGTCAGCGGAAAATTGATAAAAATCGCACAGTGGTAAATATTCATACTGCAACGGAGCGTGTTGAAAACGGACAGATTATCGACTTGAAGGAAACCTTTATCAGCAAGGAGAATGCTAATGACCGCTAAAGAATACCTGTCACGCTATCACCTTATCAACATACGCATAAATCAAAAGATAGACCAACAACGACAGCTTCGGGAGCTCGCTACCAACATATCGCCGTCATCGGGTGGTGGACACAGCAGCGGGGTATCTGACAAGGTGGGTATGGCTGTTGCAAAAATTGCAACACTGGAGCAGGAGATAAACGCAGAGATAGACGAGCTTATCCGTGTTAAAGCAGAGATAGAGCATACTATATCGGCAGTGGCTGACGAGCGGTTAAGGCTGATACTGATAGCACGGTACATAAACTGTAACCGTTGGGAACAGATAGCTGTTATGCAGAACATAGAACTTAGATGGCTGTATAGATTACACGGGCGGGCACTCTCGGAAGTAAGTAAAATAATTGACCATTGAAATACACCTAAAGTGTGTGGTATGATTACGATAGAAAAGAAGCGAAAGCGTAGTGACCGAGGAGCGACTCATAAGGTCGCCAGGTCACCTTTTCTATCAATTATGCGTATAAGAGTTATCCATTGGACCTCCTTTTTCTTAGTCGAGCCGTCCGCTCTTCTGATTCTTTCGTGCGGACGGTGACGAATACTTCAAGCACTCTGCAAAGGGTGCTTTTCTTATATCTTAAATTTATGTTAAAAGCATGTTCAAGATGTGGCAAGATCCACAAGCCCGGAGAATGCACAGCCGGGACAAAGTATACGCAGAAGATACGGGACAGCGAAGCCGACAGGTTTCGTAACCGCAAAATATGGCGCAGAAAAGCCGATGAAATACTTGAGCGTGACGGTCACTGCTGCAGGGTGTGCCTGTCGGCAGGTGTTATCAACAGCACGGACCTGTCTGTGCATCATATCGTACCGCTGAAGGTCGATTTTGACCGCAGGCTTGATAACGACAATCTTATAACGCTGTGCCGCTATCATCACGAGGCTGCGGAGCGAGGACGTATCAGCAGGCAGGAACTGGCAACTATGACTTGTACCGTCGATTTTTCACACCACAACATATAGTGGTACAATGCTATACACCACAATATATAGCGTACCCCCTACCCTTGCGATTCCGAAGGGGTCCAGGTCTGACATCTGACCGCCACCTCTTTACACAATATATTCCCGATATGACTTTGAGAGGAGTGAGTATATGCCCAGAGGAGCAAAAACAATAGAAAACTGTGCGGGACACAGGACAAAGAAAGAAAAAGAAGTCCGTGATAAAGCCGAAGCGGCTATGCTCACAGGGCAGAGGTGCTTCGAGCGTGACTGTGTAAAGGCTGATCCGGTAGCGCACAAGGAGTACCTGCGGCTGACAAAACTGCTCAGCAAGATACAGAAGAACGATGCACTGTACGGAGCAAGTATCAACCGATATTGCGAGTTGTACAGCGAAGTAAACGCTGTCAAAGCAGACGCAGTAACACAGAGAGCGGTGCTGTCGAAGATTGAGATAGCTTTTAATAATTTATCGGACGAGGAAATAACAGGCGATGAGCTGATGAAGTTTACAAAGCTGATGTCCGGAGCACTTGCAAAGATAGCCGACCTTGACAAGATTATAATGCAGAAGCGAAAAATGATGAGCGACATTGAAAAGGAAAACGGCTGGACGGTGCTTTCCGCTATCAGAGCAATACCGAAGCAGGCGGAAAATTCCGAAGATGACGCTTTGATGAAGATATTACAGGGAGGTGAGAGCAGTGAAACTGTTTGATAAGATATTCAGACGTGACACTGAAGGCACTGATATTGAAGTGGCTTTCGGGCTAAAGCAGATAAGCAACATAACACGGGAACAGGCGCTTGAGATCCCTGCGGTTTCGGCGGCTGTTAATTTTATAGCCGGCACAATAGCAAGTCTGCCGATAAGGCTGTACAACAGCAATGACGAAGTTCAGACAGCGGCGGAAATCACTGAGGATAACCGCCTGTATCTGCTGAACGAAGAATCGGGCGATACTCTGAACCCGACAGAAATAAAGCGTGCGGTTATCCGTGATATGCTCCTTGACGGAACGGGATATATGCACATAGAGCGGAGCGGAAACGAGGTATTGGCTCTCAGATATGTCCGTGACAGTGCTGTAAGCGTGGAGAAAAATTTTGACGCTATTTATAAGACGCTCCGTATGCTCGTTGACGGCAGAGTGTACAATCCGTGGGATTTCGTCATTCTCAGCCGTAACAGCGTTGACGGTGGAAAAGGAGTAAGCATACTTGCCGAGAATCCCACGCTCTTGACATCAAGCTATATGCTGTTACAGCTTGAAAAGGCGATGAGCCGCAGAGGCGGTAACAAGAAGGGCTTTCTGCGCACAGAGCACAGAGTAGACGAGCCAGCGATGCAGATTATACGTGAAGCATGGAGAAAACTGTACAGCAATAACGGCGACGGTATGATGATACTGCAGAACGGGCTCGACTTCAAGGAAAGCAGCTCCACCGCCGTTGAGATGCAGTTAAATCAGAACAAGGTGACAAATGCAGAGCAGATAGCAATGCTGTTTGGCTTATCTCCCGATGTGCTGTCGGGCAGAGCCGATGACAGAACGTATATCAACAGCATAAGAACAGCAGTACTGCCTGTTGTTTCTGCGTTTGAAATGGCGCTTAACAGGGCACTGCTCCTTGAGAAAGAAAAGCATAACAAGTATTTTATCATAGATACTTCTGAACTGCTCAAGGCTGATATTCTGACACGCTATCAGGCGTATCAGATAGGTCTTGCGGCAAACTTCTTACAGCCGGATGAAATACGCTTCAAGGAAAACCTTGCGCCGCTCGGACTTGACTTTATCAAGCTTGGCCTTAACGATGTGCTTTATGACCCTAAGACCAGGCAGATATACACGCCGAATACCGACAGTCACGCTAAAATTGATGATGCGGGCTTGCAAAACTGCGGTGAGGGTGATATAATAGCAGAAAAGAGAGAAAACCCTTATCACGCCAAAGACGGTAAGTTTACGAATGCGCCGGGCGGGAAAATTAAATCCGTTACGGTCAGCGATGACGGCATAGTGACTACGGTTTATGAAGCACAGGCTAAAACAAAGTATGCACCATCGCCACAGAAAAATCACAGCGGTATACAGGTAAAGCCAAAGACTTATACAAAGCTGCGCGGAGAGTTTAATACCATTTATCCGGGTAGCAAAAAAGGAGAAAGTGGATATATAAGTAAAGGCAAGTATCGTTATAAAGTAGAATCAGACGGAGAGGGCGGCATAATTATACGAAAGAAATGGAGGCAGAATTAGTTATGAAAAAAGAAGAACTGTACGGAAAATATCAATCAGAATATCAAAAACGTATTATAGAACGTTTTGCGGATACAATTCCTGAATATATATACCCGCCAAACGATGACGTTTCACGTAAAAATTATGATGTATATATGAGTTTTATCTGCCTTCTTGAAGCCCCAGAGCAATATCAGACGGCAGATAAAGTCATAGATTATTTAGAAAAAAATCCGAAAGCAACAGTCGAAGATACGTGCAAGTATTTTGACGAGATAACACCGGACGGTTTACCGCCCTGCGCTTCTGAATGGGAAGATGACGAGGACGAAGAATAAAATTGAATATGACGACCGCTCTTTAAGGGCGGTTTTCTTATACCCGTGTGCAATTGATTGCACTTGATTTTAACTTGCACGAAAGAGGTAATAATGGAACTTACAGAGTTGGCAACGAAGTTTGCCACAATGCTAAAAATTGAAAAGGTTGAAGAAGCACCGCAGAAGTTATTGCAGGTGCTTTTCTCATCTAAAAACGCTTTTTTTGACGAATGGATAAAAACTTTTCCCGACTTGTCGGTAGATAATCTTCAGCCGATTTTTCAGTATTATATGGCGGACAGAAAAAATAAAATGCAAGATTACACACCCAAAAGTCTTGCAAAAGCACTTTGCTCCATAGTCGGCATTCAGAATGGCGGTAAAGTTTATGATATGTGTGCAGGCTCTGGTGCTTTGACGGTTCAAGCATGGAATTTAAACAAAGATTGTAGTTTTATATGTCAAGAGCTTGACGAACGGGTTATCCCTTTTCTTATATTCAATCTCGCCATCAGAAATATAAACGGCGTTGTAATTCATGGAAATGTGCTTGAAGAAGAACAATACACAGCTTATAGACTGACTAAAGGCGAGAAATACTCGGAAATTCAAGAAATCCCAGTCCCCGTAGAGATTACAGCTGATATATGTATATCAAACCCTCCTTATCATCTGAAGTTTACGCCGCCTCCGTTTGCGGCTCTTAACGAACGGTACAAATACGGAATTCCGCCCAGCGGTTGCGCTGATTATGCTTTTATACTTGCAGGAATACAGTCTGCAAAGACTTGCGGAATGATACTTCCTTGTTCTGTTCTTGAACAAAACAACCAGTCAGAGCAGAGTATCAGAGAACAACTTATCAATAACAACCTTGTCGATAGCATCGTTCTTGCACCGAACAAAATGTTCGAAAGCACCGATATTTCAACGTGTGTTTATACGCTAAAAAAAGAACGTCAAACAACAGTTGTTTCGATGATAGATATAAGAAAGAATTGTGTGCAGGTTGAAAGAGAGCAAAGAGGGCAATTCGGCGGAAGCTCTCACGAAAACAGAGTTTACAAGAAAATTTTCAATGAGTTTTCTGACGATAATATTCAGCAAATAGTTGATATTATATCAAAGCGTTCTGTTAATGACGGATTGTCAGAAACTCCTAGAATGCAGGATATAAAAAGTATGAACTATTCTTTAAGTCCTGCGAAATACATAGAACTTGAAGAATACATAGCTGTCCATAGAGATTATTCCGAAATAATGAGCGATATTAACCGAATAATTACAGAGAAAAATTCTTGCAAGCTCGTAATAAACGAAACACTTGCAAAGGCTTTAGGGCTTGATGTTGCCATGTTTAAAGCAGACACAGCATATAACGAGCAAAACGAATTTTATAAGAAAATTTCCGGTCAAAGCATTTTAAAGCAAGATTATATTCAGTTTACGAAAAACAAGAATGAATTTACATTCAAAGCAAACAATCCCGAACATTTGTCAACGATTTTTACGGCAGTTTTTCAAATGTGGAAGCAGCATATTATGTATTTAAACGAGCAGGAAAACATATTCCTTGCTGAGTTTAGAGATGCGCTTCTCCCTGATCTGATGTCCGGGAAAATCAGTATTCAATAATTTTACCGCCCCTTTTGGAGCGGTATTTTTATACCCAAAAACAGAAAGGAAGAACTACAATGGAACTTAAAGACACGGTTGCACTTATGGAAAGTGCTGACTACAAGGAGCGGTTTAAAGCTGAATACTACCAGACAAAGATTCGCTATGAAAAGCTACATACAATGATAGTGAAGTATGAAGCAGGAACGCTAAATTTCGAGCCTAAATGCAGTATAGAACTGTTAAAGGAGCAATCAGCTGCGATGGGTAAATATCTGTATATGCTTGAAGTAAGAGCAACCATTGAGTGCATTGAATTGTAAGAGGTGGTTATTATGACTACAAGGAAATACCGCAAGAAGCCTGTTGTTATCGAAGCATATCAGACAGACAAGGAAATGATAATACACACGCTTGAGGGTGATATGAAAGCCTCTGTGGGTGATTACATCATAACAGGAGTAAACGGCGAACAGTATCCCTGCAAGCCCGATGTTTTTGAAAAGACCTATGAACCTGTTGACTAATAATACATCGGAATGAAGCACCTTAACGGGTGCTTTTATTATACCCAAAACACAGAAAGGAGTGATAAAAATGAAAATCGAAATCCGTTCCGCTGATCTTATGCACATCAGCGGATATGTAAACGCTGTCGAGCGTGACAGCAAGCAGCTGCCTGCATCAATGGCACCGGGCATGACAACGCCGTTTGTTGAGCGTATCGTAAGCGGTACGTTTGCGAAAAGTCTTAAGGATCATCCGAAGGTTGAACTGAGATTCAACCACAGCAAGGTACTTGACACTACAGACGGAACGCTGAAACTGCGTGAAGACAGCATAGGACTTCACGCAGAAGCCGACATCACCGACAGAGAAGTTATTGCAGAAGCGAGAGCAGGACATCTGACAGGGTGGAGCTTCGGCTTTTCGGGAGCACAGGCACACATTGAGCCGTGTGACGAGGGCGTACAGCGCAGAATGATTACGGGACTGACACTGCACGAGGTGTCAATCCTCAACCGAAATCCTGCTTACATCGCAACGTCAATAGAAACGAGAGGCGAAGAAACGACCGTAACGGAACAGCGTAGTGCCGAAAACGATACGGTCGAAGTAACAGACGAAATCCGGGAGTTTATCCCCGATTACAGCAAGGAAATAGAAATTTTACAGCTTATGTCGGATTACTCCGACGGAAAGGAAACAGTATGAATTTAAAAGCACTCATCGAAAAGAGAAATGCTCTTATCGCCGATATGAAGTCGCTCTGCGATAAGGCTACAGCAGAAACAAGAGCGATGACAACAGAGGAGCAGACAGACTATGACGCTAAGAAGGCGGAAGTCGAGGCACTGAACAAGACAATCCGCTCAATCGAGGAGCAGAACGCTCTTAATCTGAACTCCGCAAAGTCAGACGGCACAGCAACTGACAAGGAGCAGGCAGAGACAAGAGCTTTCGAAAATTATCTGCGTACAGGTCAGATAGTCGAAACAAGAGAAGATGTCAATCTGACAAAGGGCGATAACGGCGCAGTCATCCCTGCAACTATCGCAAACAAGATAATCCATAAGGTTATCGACATCTGCCCTATCTATCAGATAGCAACAAGATACACGCTCGGCGGCACTCTCTCGATTCCCTATTACGACGAAGAAACGCAGGCTATCTCAATGGCATATGCCACAGAGTTTACGGATCCTGTAAGCACATCAGGCAAATTCCTCAGTATCGAACTCAAGGGCTATCTTGCTCGTGGATTCTGTAAAATTTCAAGAAGCCTTATCAACAACTCGCAGTTTGACATTGTTTCATACGTTATTAACAAAGTTGCAATTGCAGCGGCAAAGTGGATCGAAAACCAGCTTATCAACGGCGCAGCAAGCAAGATAGACGGTCTCGCCGCAGGAGTTACACAGGTGGTAACGACCGCATCGGCGACAGCTATCACGGCAGACGAGCTTATCGACCTGCAGGAAACAATCCCCGATGTATATCAGGACAATGCCTGCTGGATCATGAACAGGACTACAAGAACCGCTATAAGAAAGCTCAAGGACAACGAGGGCAGATATATCCTTAATCCTGATGCAACGGCAAAGTGGGGCTATACGCTGTTCGGTAAGCCCGTATACACAACCGACAGCGTATCGGCTATTGCTTCCGAAAAGACAGCTATCTACTACGGCGATATGAGCGGCCTTGCAGTTAAGACATCCGAAGACGTGTCTATCCAGGTACTCAACGAACAGTACGCAACACAGCACGCTGTTGGCATTCTTACATGGATAGAGATTGACGCAAAGGTCGAGAACGCTCAGAAGATAGCCGCCCTTAAAATGAAGAAGGCAGGAGGCTAATAACCTATGACAGTAAAGGCAACGACCAACTTTTCAGGCACCGTCAGTATGGCAAAGGGCGAGGAACGTGAGCTCCCTGCCGGTCCTGTGCTGAACGACCTGCTCTCCTGCGGGTACATAGTGCCTGTGGACAAGGAGGAGAAAAGTGAAGCTAAGCGAGGTAACAAGCGCAAAGATTAAAGCATTCTGCGGTGTCAGCGATGACGAGGACGGAATGCTTGAAATCTGTGCCGGAGCGGCGAAATCCTATATCAAGGGCTATACGGGGCTTGACGATACTCAGATAGACGAATACGAGGACATCACGGTGGCTTACTTAGTGCTTATAAATGATATGTATTCCTCCCGTGACTTCTCGTCCGACAAAGCGTCAAACCCCGTGACCGCTCAGATACTCGCCCTGCACAGCGTAAATCTGCTGAACGGAGTGAATGAGAATGACATTTAACAGAAAAATCACACTCATATCCTCCGAGCAGAAAAACGGCTCGCAGGGCAAAACAGACAGGGCGGTAAAGACCGTATACGCAAAGGTTTCTGAGCCTGGCGTAACGGCAAAATATGCCGCCGAAACGGCAGGATACAAGTCGGAACTTACGGTGTATATGTGGAGACGTGAATACAGCGGTCAGTCGGTCGTACAGATTGATGGCAAGCGGTATCACGTCGAAACAACCGGAGCGGCCGACAGCGACCTGCATATAAAGCTGATACTGGCGAGAGGAGGCTGACAATGATAACAGAAAAGATTGATTCGGCGCTCTCGGCAGTATTTGAGCATTTTTACAGCTATATGCCTGAGTTTGAGGACGGCGAAGAGCCGGAAAAGTATGCGGTGTACAATTTATCGTACAGAGATGCGTTCTTCAGCTCCGGCAGGGCAAATATACGGCAGTATGCGTTGTCTGTGAGCGTTTTCTCGCCGCAGGCAGACATTGAGCTGTATGACAAAACACAGACGGCGATAGAGAATGTAAGCGGTATATTTACCGGCACTACCGATCTGTCACAGTTTGATGTTTATCCCAACAGAAAAATTTTAGTCATGGAGTTTACGCTCTATGAGGAAAGGACATAACTATGGCAAAAGTAATACAGGGTACAGATCGTAAGTCTGCTGTGTGCACTAAGCGTTTTGCGTATGCGCCGCTGACAACGGATAACGCCGATACACTGGCATACGGTGATGTGACCGAGATCAAGGAGATACTCATCACAACAAAGTACACTCCTAAGATGAACAGCGCATCGCAGTATGCAAGCGGCGTTGAGGTTGACAGCTATGTAGCTAAGGCAGGCGGTACGCTTGACGTAACAATTGTGAACACAAACTCCGCTGACGAGGTGGCGCTTTTCGGTGCAAAGGTAAATACGTCAACAGGCGTACTTGAAAGCGGTAAGGACGATGTTGTACCCGATGTAATGTGCATCTACAGCACTATGACATCAGACGGCAAGATAAACCTGTATAAGTTCCCCAAGTGCAAGTTCACTTCACAGGGCGAGAACGTACAGACGACTGATGAGAACGGCGTAACATTCAACAGCCTTGCACTGCAGGCAAATTACAAGGCGCTTATCAACAAAGGCGTTGATATGTACTGCGTAAAGGGTCTTGATCCCGTTACAGACAAGGCAAGCATTGACGCATGGTTTGCGACCGCTTCAGGCGTTATTGTAGCTGAAGTGTAAAAAAGTACAGATATGACGGGGCGGGAAACTGCCCCGAAAATTATCTATAAAGGAGATTCGATGTGTTCACAGAACTTTTAAACAAGAAAATTTACATCACAGATACTTTATATCTGCGATATGACATAAAAGCGTTTATAGAAGCGGAAGAAAAGGGCATCAGCCCGTTTGAACTGACCTTCCCACTGCCGCTTGACTACATCAGAGCGGGGCTCAGATGTTGCTTTGATGAACTGGGGTTCAGCTCGGCACAGCGTTCCGAAATAGTGTCCGACCTAACAACACAGTTATCACAGGAATACCTGCAGGACAGAGTGCTTGCCGCTACGACCGCCGCACTTCCTGCGCCGATAGTGGGAAGTAAGCCGACGGAAGAAAAGCCCGACTTCAAGAAGCTTCGCAGTCTGTTTATAGATATTATGGGACGGACGGAGGAAGAATTCACATATTCCACGCTGTACGAAATAACGGACAGATGGAACGACTACGCAACGTTTATGGGGTACAAAGCCCCGACAGAGAGGTTTGTACAGTATGACGACGATTAAAGACAGCCGTGCGTACAAATACGCCGTGTGGGCATCGCAGGACAGCTCCGGTAAGGTCGGAAGATACGTCAGAAAACAGTGCGCCGAATGGCTTAAAGCTGTCGATGACGGTTATGTAGACACTCAGGAATGGAACAAGATAACCGCACTGCTCAAAGCCATACAGCACCCGGACTTAGACCGTGATATGTACTCATCGCTTGAAGATTACAGCTTGCTTTTTATCTATGCTGTGCTTTGCACGAAAACAGACGGGAAGCTGTATTACAGCACGGGACTGCTTGAAATCGCCCGAAAGAATTACAAGACGTTCACAGCAGCGGTAATATTCATCATCGGTATGCTGACACTGCCCCGATTTTCCCGTCTGTTCTCCGTAGCTCCCGACTTAAAGCTGTCGAGCGAACTTAAGGTTGCTATCAAGAAAATTATTAAATCCTCTCCGCTGCTTGAAAAGCATTTCAAGATTATGCGGTCCGAGATCAGATGCTTGATGTGTGATACGGAGTATACTCCGCTTGCTTATAGTAAAGATGGACTTGACGGTAAACTGGCTCACCTGTTTCTTGCCGATGAGGTTGGCGCAATGGACAGCTATCCTATTGAAGCAATGCGTTCTTCACAGATTAACCTTAAAAGCAAGCTCGGAATACTTATTTCCACACAGTACCCGAATGATGATAACGGATTGAAAGACGAAATCGACATAGCAAAGAAACAGCTTGACGGGGTGTACATCTCCGGTAAGAGATATTTTGCGTTACTGTATGAGCCTGATATAGAGATCGTCCCAGACTGGAAGACGAACGACAGCGTGCTGTACCAGTCGAACCCTGTAGCTGTGGATAATGCGGATCTGTTCTCGGAGCTTAAGGACAGTCGTCAGATTGCCGTGCTATATGAAAACAAGCGTGAGAACTTTCTCTGCAAGCACTGTAATATTCAGTACAAGGGCGTAGGCAGTGAGGGCTATGTTGACCTTATATCCGTCCAAAACTGCTCTGATGACGTGCCGGACGAGTTCTGGCAGGGTAAGATAGTCTATCTCGGACTTGACCTCTCACAGACAGAGGATAACACGGCGCTTGCTATGATATGCTATCACGAGGGCAAGATATATGTTAAAGTGGTAGCGTTTGTTCCTGCCGAAAAGGTTGAGGAAAAATCGGTAAAGGAACACGTTAATTACAAGACGCATATTGCAAACGGTGATTGCTTTGCGTGCGGCGATTACATCATAGATTACGGCTTTGTCGAGAATTACATACTGACGCTGAAAGAAAAGTACGGCGTTATAATAGCCCAGCTCGGCTTTGACCGCTGGAACGCACTATCAACGGTGCAGAAGCTCGAAAGCGCCGATGTTCCGATAGAGTGCGTAGAGATACGGCAACATTCAAGCGTACTTCACGCTCCGACAAAGTGGCTCAAAGAACAAATACTCACGGGAAATGTCGTTTTCGCAAAGAATGAACTGCTTGAAATAAATTTCAGCAACGCTCGCTGTACAGAGGACACGAATTTAAATAAATACGTTAACAAAAAGCGTTCCGCAGGCAAGGTCGATATGGTAGTGTCGCTAATAAATGCGGTGTATCTGCTTCAGCAGGAGATACTTAATGGCGATTGCGGCGTGTTTGTGCAGTATTAGGAGGATATTATGGAAAGAATAAAGGAATTTTTGCTTGATCACGCAGAATTTATGATAGCAGGGGCTATAGGCGGTCTGCTGTCGGTGGTTATAGGAATGCTGATAAAATGACACTGATACAAGGATATTTCGGTATAATTGAATTGTGCCGCAGCGACAGGTACGACCTGTTTCTCACAGATATGGAGCTGAGGTGTCTTGATGAGATAGGGATACTGCTCAGATATAACCATAACCACGACCCGCATACAGGCAGATTTACAAGCGGTAATGGGGTTGACAACGGCAAAAAAGATGTTGACAAATTGACAGAGAGTAGTATAATAAATTATGCAAAAGCTACCGATGTTTTCGAGGTGTCCAATAATTCTGAAAATTCTAATTTTGAATTGCAGAATGTAGTAGATTTAATGGAAAAATCAAGTGTCGGTAGAGATGCTTTGACTAAATTATCAGAAAAAGGTGTTAAACCGATTTTCGATTATTCTGAAGTGCGTCATACTAACAGAGGAATGCAACAAGGAAATTCCATCAGATTATATGCTCGTAATATTGCAAATGAAAGAGTGGCTGCACAGACGGTGATACACGAAACTACGCATTTATATTATGGCATAGGTCAAAACCAATGGGCTGAAGCTGTTTGTTTTGCAAAAGAAAAAATGTTTATAACAGGTAGACCTTTAACAGTTGCAGAAAAACGATATATAGTAAAACTTGCCAAAGACAACTATCCCGAGTTTAAGTGGAAGAAAGGCGGATATATAAATGGAAAACGGTTATGAACTCATAGAACGATTAAGAAAAGGCGAAAAAATCAAGTGCACAGATTGCCAGAAAGGATATTATACCACTAATACAGAAGATGTTTCGACTGCTCGTGAATTTCGATGCAATAAATGCAATAGTGTGTTAAGAATATCACCAAACATTACAGTTGAGTGATTGCACTTGATTTTAACGTGCATGGTCAAAATATCACATTAAACAAATGGCTTAACAAAGCCAAATGCAACTTGCACAAAACTGAATAAATCATCCACTCCGAAAGGGGTGGATTTTTTATACCCAATTTTCTGAAAGGAGCGATAAAATGTCCGATGATTTATTTACTCTTGATTTATCCGGAATGGACCTTAAAGATCTCATTCAAGTAGTAAACGAAATGGATAGCAAACTGAACAGCAAGATTATCCCCGAAATCCTTGAAGAAGTCGGCGATGAACTGATAGACGAAGAACGGCGAATGCTGCAGGGCAGGTCGAATAAAGACGGATCTCCGACAAAGCTCAGCGGTCTGTTGTCAAAGCAGATAACGAAAACAGGCAAGCTGTACAAGGTGAAAGCCGGGTATGACACAGCTACAATTAAAGCGCATCCTGAAAGCGTGATTATCGAGTTTGGCAGACCGGGCAAGAAAAGCCGCAAGAAAGGCGGCAGGGATAAGCTCGGCAGAAAAATAGGCGCTGTGCAGGCATACTCGCACATCAGAGCGGCGCTTATATCAAAGAAGAAAGCTATCACGGAGCTTGCGGAAAACCGCTTCCGTGATGAAATAGAAGAACTGTGGGAAAAGGGAGGTAAAAAATAATGGCACAGGAACTTACTGCGAATTTCGGGGCGAACAGTACGAAATTTTCTAAGGGCGTACAGGAAATAAAAGCCCAGCTCACCGAGCTTAACAAAGCACTTGAACTCAATAAGCAAGCCGTTGCAGACACAAACAAAAAAGCTAAGGAATACGAAAAAGAGCTTGATCAGCTGAAAACAGCCGAGAAAGAAAACGGCACAGCTACAAAAGAACAGAAAGCCCGGATGGCAGAGCTTGAAAAGGAGATTGACAAGGCTCGAACCAGAGCTGCACAGCTTAAAGCAGAGCAGGCTGACTTGAAAACCGAACTTAAAGAAACTACAAGTGAGCTGAAAAAACAGAAGTCAGGCGTTTCCGGTGTTTCCGATGAGATGAAAAAGATGAAAACGCTGATAACCGGCTTTATTGCGGCTTACGGCGGTAAAAAGCTGTGGGATCTGCTGATAGGCTCAAATGCCGAAATGGAGCAGTACACGACGTCTCTTGAGGTTATGCTAGGTTCTGCGTCAAAAGCGTCGGCAATGATAGAGAAGATGCGTGAGTTTGCCGCTAAGACACCGCTTACGCTTGAAAACGTAATCTCAGGCGGTTTGCTTCTGATGAGTTACGGTGTGGACGAAAGCAATCTTATCGATACTATGACAAAGCTCGGTGACCTTGCGAGCGGAAACGCCGAGAAAATGGACAGAATAACGCTTGCCTACGGTCAGATGCTTGCGAAGGGCAAGGTCACCGGCGAAGAACTAAGGCAGATGGCGGAGGCAGGTGTACCGCTTCAGACAGCACTTGCCGAAAGCATAGGCGTGACAGGTGAAGAATTTTCCAAGATGGTTTCCGCAGGAAAGGTCGGTATAGACGATCTGAACAAGGCTATAACCGGGCTTACAACAGGCAACGGAAAGTTTGCGGGAATGATGGAAAAGCAGTCACAGACTATGCAGGGTATGCTCAGTACCTTGCAGGATAACGTTTCAGAGTTCTTTCGCAAAATGGGCGAAGGAGCTTTCGGAGAAGTGAAATTTGCACTACAAGATGTCAGCGATCAGCTGGCGGAATGGGAACAGGACGGAACGCTTGACGAATGGGCGCAAGGAGTAGGCGTTATGCTGAAAAACCTTATCGCTTTTCTGAAGCAGGCTATCTCTGTAGGGCTTGACTTCAAGGAAGCAATAATAGCGGGGGCTGTGGCACTCGGTACATTTAAAATCACTATCGGAATGGGTAATGTCATAAGCGCAACGGTTTCGGCAATAAAGAGCTTTACAACTGCGACAAAGGCAGCAACAACGGCGCAGGCGGCATTCAACGCTGTTGGTGCGGCAAACAAGTATGTGTTTATTGCATCGGTTGTACTGACAGCGATTGCAGGAATAGCGACATTCGCAGCCACAACAAACAACGCTACACAATCTGTTGAGGAACTTACGCAGGCGGCTTCCGAATTATCCGATGAAGCGCAGAAATCGGTCGATAAAACTAAAACGCTTGAAGAAGTGATGGCAAAATACGAATCCGCCGCTACTAAGGTTCAGTCCGCCGCCGAGAAAACACAAACACTGAAAGACTTGCAGGAACAGCTTAACAGCGCCTATGGCAATACAAAAGAAGCTATAGACCTTGTGAATGACAGCTATACCGAGAATATAAAGAAATTACAGGCGGCAACGGAAGCGGAACGTGAGAACGCAAGAATCAAGGCACAGGCGGCTGTAAATAACAATAACAAAGCGCAAAGGGAGTTAACTGACGAGTCTATTACAAAACATAAAGCTGCTAATGGGGAAGAAGTTGGCGGATCTGTAATAGGATTAGAAGATATAAAAAACGGTGTTATAGATAATCCTAATATAAAAGTTGGAGAAGCCAAGTTTGCAGAAGGAACAATAAATGTTGTAAAAATTGGGGGCGAAACGTTTGCCGAAAAAGCACAAGCGTACTTAGATTACATACATTACCTTGAATCGGTAGGTGAAAAAGAATCGGAAGTATATACACTAACAGCGGAAAGGTTTGAAAAATACAATAACCTTGCCGCTCAAGCCGCCGAAGATGAAGCCCTCCTCGCCGCCGCAACCGAAACCGCAACGAAGAAAACCGAAGAAAACACCGAAACCAAAAACAACAACATAAAAACCACCGAAGAACTCACCGACAGCACAGCAGATCTTATAAAAAATCTTAACGAACTGGCTTCCGCCTACGCAGAGCAGGAAAAGAACGGCAATATATCCTATGACACTATGCTGAAGCTGATAGACGCAGGGTATACGCAGTGTATCAGTCTTGACAACGAAACAGGCAAAATAAAGCTGAACACAGAAGCGTACAAAGAGCTTGCAAAGGCAAAGCTTGCTTCACAGATAGCGGAGTACGATGCGACAATCGGCACACCGAATATCAACTCATACTACGATCAGCAGGAATGGGAAGCAAAAAAGGACCTAAGGCTCAAGCGTGACGCACTGAAGGCAATGTATGACAACTTCGATACCTATATGGAAGCTGGCAGTTTCAGCGGTACCGGAAATTCGTCCGAGAAGTCAGAAAGCAGTAAAGACAATGAATTCAAAAAAGCTTCGGAGGCATACAAGACCGAAGCAGATAAAAAAATCGCCCTCATAAAGCGTGAACTTGAAGCAAAGAAAGAACTGCGTGACGCTACGATAAAGGCGATTGACGATGAAATCGAAGCCCGCAAGCGTTTGAACGAGGACAACGACCTCGAAAAGCAGATAAATGAAGTTAAAGCACAGCTTAAATACAGTCAGCTTGACGAATTCTCCCGTGAGCAGATGGAAAAAAAGTTGCAGGGATTGTACGATGATAAGGCGGAAAAGGACTGGCAGAGAAACGCACAGGCTCGTAAGGATGCCGCAAACGCAAAGTATGAAAGCGAGCAGAAAAGCTACAACAATCAGATCAGCGCAATCAACGAAAGTCTGAAAACCGTACAGCGGATAATGTCGGCTATGGCCGACGGCTCAAAAACCGTTGAAAGCATAGTCAATAACGACAATACACGGAATAACACGGCGAACGTTAACCTTATCGGTACGGCTCTGACAATGGCTCAGATAACAAAAGCGGTAAAAGACGCACTGATGGACGATATTGTAATCAGATAAGGAGAAAAGTATGGAGAAAATCACATTTTCAACCGTTCTCGGTACGGCGGTAACGATAGACGATGTCAACACATCATCCGATGCAGACGGATACATACCGCTCCACCTGCTTAGCTTTGAGGGAAATGCGCTCGGATATAAGCACGACAGCTCCGAGCGTGTAGGCTTTGACGGTGCGGGATTTTACGGCGCAAAAGCAAATATCCGTACTATCATCGCAGAAATCGCTCTGCTTCCTCGCAGCGGAAAGCCGGCTACAATGTATGAACTTCGCAGAAAGCTCCTGCGGTATTTTCCCGGCGGCGTTGAAGGTACGCTGAAATACACGAACAGCGCCGGCAAGACATATCAGATTGAGGGCGTTGTCAGTGAGCTTCCTGCGGTAGAACGGCAGGTAGGAGTGCTATGTACCGCAAAAATAACAATCCTGTCATATGTTCCGTTCTGGCGTGTAAAAGCGGGAGATGTGGAGGTGTCAGCAGGCGCAGGAAAAACGCAGTCGGTAAATTTCACAGCGCAGACGGAGGACAAAGTGCCGGCTATGCTTTACATATCGGCGCCTGTCAGCATGGCAGGCACAGACACGCATTCAGCTATAATTACGCTTAGCGGTCAAGATAAAGCGATACCGTACAGCTATATGAGTATTACCGGAAAAGAGCCACAGCGGGGTAGCAAAACGATAACCGGAGAACTTCAGCTGACAAAATACCTGAGCACAAGTGATGTGATAAACATCGACTGGGGACTTCTCGGCAAGGTATATATACCGTATTCACAGCGTTCCGGCATTGACCTCATAAAGTCAACATCGCAGTATATCTATCCCGGCACTAATACTTTGTCGGTAAAGAACATTGCAACAGCGGGTACGATAAAAGCAAAGCTGGTGCGTTTTGACTATGTAAGGAGTATCTGATGATAGTTAGAGTATACGATTTTTTATCGGTAAAGAGGCCAAAGTTCTCGCAGAATCTCGTCGGTATCGTATCTGATGTTGAAAGTTTCAAGTATACACGCAGAGCATACGACATCGGCAGTTTCGAGATGACAATACCCACACACGCAGATGAAGCCGGATGTATACAGCCGGACCGTATGCTGATAGTCGGGGAAAAGCTCGGTCAGACATATATAGCGAGCGATCCGACAAAGCGTATAGTAAGAGGAACGTTTCTTTATGTTACAGACATTGAGAAGAAGGATGATAAGATAACCGTCACCGGATATGATCTGAAGTATCTGTTTGCACTTCGTGTCACGCTTTTTCCAAAAGAAGAGCAAGACAAAGGGACATACGGCTATTACGTCACAAGCGGCACGACATTTTCGTGTATCTCGGACATCGTCAATTACAATATCGTTAATGCTACAGACAGCGACAGACAGATATACGGTATGTTCGGTATAACGATGCCCGTAAATCAGATCAACGCAGACCCGCCGCTTACAGGCATACAGGATGACCGTTACATGACACGTCTTGAGCCTGTCAGCACAGCAATTTTTAATTTGCTAAAAAACTGCAAGACGCATTTTTACGATATGCGGCTGATTATAGATGACAATGCGGAGGACGGTGACAACTACAATCCGCATATGGAATCGAGCGAGGATAAGCCTGTTATCATCATAGACGAGAGCAGATACAACATCAAGAGCTACACACGCAAGGACGGAACATCGGCATATAAAAACGCTATATATGCCGTAGTCGGTAGTGGCGATGATGTCACGATAAAATGCGTGAAGCGTCCCGATGATACCGCAAGCGGAGTAAAGCGTAAAGAAGTTGTGCTTGATGTCGATACCGACAGCGTAGCTGAGATAGACAGATACGCACTTAAAGCGGCAGAAGAATATGTAATATCCGATGATTTTGAGATAGAACCGCTGTTTATGGACGATGAAACCGAACCTGAGCTTGCGCAGAAGGTATCCATTCGCATTGACGGGGTAGAATATAAAACTGTCATAACCGAGATTACAGACGAGTATGCAAACGGCAAGCACACGCAAAGCTATGTCTGCAGTGACAAAAAGCTGAAGGTGCTTAATGTGCTGAACAAGGCAACGGCAGGAAATACGCAGAAAATCATAAACAACAAAATTACTACCGGTAATGCCGGCGGTGTCGGAAAGTTCACCAATACCGACAGAAATTGCGAGGTGTTCAACGACTACGAAAACAATGTTGCATCAGCGTACTATTCTCATGCCGAAGGGTATATGACTACGGCTAACGCTCCGTATAGTCATGCGGAAGGGAGCAACACTGTAGCAT